AATATACAGAAAGGTTAATCAAAGTGAGTTAGTACTCGAATACATTACAGGTTCAACAATTCAATTCTTTAGTGCTGAGAGATACGATAACATTCGTGGTTTCACTTTTGATTACTTAGTATGTGATGAGTTTGCCTTTATGGATGAAAAAGCATGGACAGAAGTATTAAGAGCAACTGTACTTGTAAAAGGTAAAAAGGTGCTATTAATTTCAACTCCAAAAGGTAAAAATCACTTTTATAAGATGTACCAACTAGATGGCATAAATGAGCAGTATAAGTCTTTCACAATGACATCCTATCACAATCCAATGATTAATCCAAAAGAGATAGATGATGCTAAACTGACTTTGCCTGATATGGTATTTAGGCAGGAATATTTGGCGGAGTTTGTAGATGGTACTGCGACTTTATTTAACAATAGGCAGTTAAGTGATAATAAATCTTATGGCAGGTCATTTGCCGGTATTGACTTAGGTAGAGCAGACGATTATTCAGTACTATCTATCTTCAATGAAAAAGGGGAGCAGTTCTACATTGAACGCTGGAGGCATACCGATTGGAATAGTATTGTTAAAAATATAGCACAAGGATTGAGGACAAATAATGTCCAAACTGCATTAGTAGAAGTAAACTCAATAGGTGACGTTATATTTGAAATGCTACAAAAGGAATGTCAGGGATATTGCACTATTGAGCCATTTGTAACTACTAATCAAAGTAAAAAGGAAATAGTTGAATCCTTAATAGTGGCCAATCAAAACAAAGAGGTTAAATTCTTAAATGTAGATTGGTTGGATAAAGAACTTGAAATGTTCACTTATGAATACAATCCTAAAAGCAGAGTAATTAAGTATTCAGCTACAAGTGGATTTCATGACGATGGGGTAATGGCTTCATGTTTAGGTTTCCATGCTTACTCAAAATATAAAACAGGTAGATACACACTAATGTAATTAAAAGGTACTTTATAAAACAGATATGACAATAGAACTTCCACAAACATGGCATGACATTGAAATCAGTAAATTCCCATTAATTTACGATGTAGTACGTGATATTGATTTAAATGACAATGAAAAAAAGATACGTGTAATATCAATACTTTCAGATGTAAATGTAAATGAATTAAAGAAGATTAAGATAGACTCTATTAATCAATTAATAGATCACATTCAATTTATCTTTAAAATGGAGTTTCCAAAAGAAGTAGAATCATTTGAACATGAAGGCTACCTTTGGAAAATAAATTATGATATAACAGAGTTAAGTGCTGGTGACTTTATTACATTAAGCAAATTAACCGAGAATGAAGATACCATAATAAACAGCTTACCTCAAATAGTTGCTTTATTTGTAAAACCATATAAAAAGAAATGGTTACACTATGAGCAGGTTGAAATGGAATACAAAGAAATTCAGAAGTTAATTAGTAACATGAGTGTTGGAATCATTTATCCAGTTGCAGTTTTTTTTTGCTCGGCTATAAGCAGTTTACAGGCAGATATAGAGGACTATTTGGAAAAGCAATCCAAACAAGTGATGAAGATATTGCAGAAAGAACTGAACAGCAAAAGCACAATGACTATTGGAGTTGGTATGTAACATTAGATGCGATTAGTCAGAATGATAGAACAAAATGGGATTACTTTTTAAATATGAATGTAGTGGCATTTTTAAATTATCTAAGTTACTTAAAAGACAAAGTTAAATGGCAATAAAAAATCCTAGAACAAAAAAGGCAGTAAATAAGGAGTTAGAAGATTTCTTTGAATCAGTAGATCAGGGATTTGCTGACGAAGATATGTTATTAAAAGCTGTTAATGACTTTGTAAAGCAAGTAAAAAGGAATTTAGTAAATAATGACTTATACGCAAGTGGTAAGTTACATCAATCCATAAATTCACTACCTATTTTAAAAAGAGGTGATATTACTACCATAAGAATAGAAGCTGAGGACTATTACAAAGATGTTGAAGAGGGAACAAAGCCAAAAGGTTTTACAAAAGAGAACAGAAAAGAATTACAGCCTAAAATATTAGAGTGGATAAATGCAAAGGATTCACTAAGTTCAATTGCAAACACAAAAGAAAAACAACGATCATTAAGTTATGCAATAGCTACTAATATATTAAAAAGGGGAACAATAAAAAGATTCGGTTATAAAGGTAAAAGATTTTTAACAGATGAAATACCAAAATTAGAAAATGATTTAATAAAAGTACTTTTAGACAAATGGCAATAACAGTTTATAATACACCAGCAAGTTATGCACCGGCATACAATCAAATGATATTTACTTTGAGCAGTACAAACTCTGCTCAACCTAATTTTAGATACATAGCCGATATTTATGTAAATGGATCATCTGACTATACACGATTAGAAGTAGGTAAAAACCCAAGTAACAATTATGGAACATTTGATGTAAGTGGAATAATACAAAACTTTTTAAGTAGGGATGCGGATGACAATACAACTACATTTAAGCAATGTCAAAACTCAATTGCATCGTATCAAGTTAAGTTTGGTGAACAGTATGGTGCAAGTAGTGGAATAACTAATTACACTAATTTAGTTACACAATCAGGGTACGCTTATAATGGAGTTTTTGATTCACTTAGCTTTTTAGGTTATTCAGTTAATACTTATGTTTTAACAAATAGTTCAACACAATTTTTAACAGATAGACCTACATTTCAAACAAGAGCAGGAGAAAAACTTATTTTAGGTTTAATGACAAATGCCGATGGTGTGGCTTATGATTTAGAGATAATTAGCTACTATGACGATGGTACTATATTTAACACAGTAAGGACAACAAATCCTTATGCTACATTAAGCACACGTGGAGATAGAAGTATTAATGTAAGAGTAGACCATGACTGGTTAAGTAGTTTAACAAATAGTGATTTATCGTTTGGAACAACACCGATATTTACAGCTAACTATGAATACTATACAGTTAAAATTAAAAGTTTAACAGGTACAGTAGTAAGTGAAACAATAACTATTTATCCAGGTGAAGATATTTGCAGTAAGTATGATCCTATCCGTTTTAAGTTCATGAATAATTATGGCAAGTATGATTATTACACTTTCACCGGTGCAAAGACTAAAAACACTAACATAACACGAAACACTTACAAAAGTAATCCAAACTCATGGTCATCTACTAATTACAATTACAATCGTATGAGTAGAGGACTAAACCAATATGAGACTATCTTAGACGATACAATAACAATAAATAGTGATTGGATTACAGAAGCTGAAAGCGAATGGTTGGAGCAATTGGTGACAAGTCCAGACGTTTATATTTACGATGGCTCAAACTTAGTAGCAGTAAATATTACGAATGCAAACTATGAAACTAAATATGAAGCCAGTCAGCAGCTATTTAATTTGGTTATTTCATTTACATATTCACAAAACAGAAAAAGACAAAGAAGATGATTTTAACTAAGATATACATAAATAACGAGCAGATAGATTTAAAAGAAGATGTATCAATCCCTCTTAACTTCAACATTGCTGATATTAGAGAACCTGAAAAGCGCAGTACAACATGGAGCAAGACTGTTATATTACCGGGTACTACTTTTAACAATGATTTGTTTTCAAATATATGGAATGTTAATGCGGTCATCAATAGCACAGGCACTACTAACTTTACTCCAAACTTTAATCCGAACTTAAAAGCAATAGCAGAAATAACCTACAATGAAGCTATCCAATTTAAAGGTATTTGTCAATTATTAAATGTAAACGTAACCGATAAATATGAGATAGAGTATGAAGTTGCATTCTTTGGTGAGTTACAAAATGTATATCAGTTTTTCAATAATAAGTTTTTGAGGGACTTAGATTTTAGCGAGTATAATCATAAATATACTTTATACAATCAGCAGTTAAGTTGGAATAATACAGCAGGTTTCACTTATCCGATGATAGATTATGGATTTGGGATAAATAGTCAGTTTAAAGTAACAGAAATGTTTCCTGCATTATTTGTAAAGACTATCATAGACAAAATGTTTTTAGATGCTGGCTTTACTTATCAATCGACTTTCTTTGAAACGCAACTATTTAAAAAGTTGGTTATTCCTTACAATGGCGGATCGAGTTTAAAACTCACTGCTGAAAATGTAAGGGATAGAACAATGAGGGCAAGTAGGACAAATACTTTAAGCATTTTAAATGACTTAGTTGCACCACAAACACATTTAGTTTCTTTTACAGATGAAACAACACCACCTAATTTTGATACAGGAAATAATTGGTATGATATTAATGGAGGCACAGACTATCAAACATTTGTTGTGCCTAAGTCAGGAACTTATACAATTACTAATTATATAAAGGCTAACATAACACACCAGCCAAGTACAGCTACCGCTGAATTAAACCAAGCACGTAGAATGGTAGGGCAAATGTGTTTAGTTAAAAATAATTTAACAACAATTGCAGGCCGTAATTGTTGGATGAAAGAAATACCTGCAAATTTAGACATTGATGATTCTTTCATGTTTACAGCATCCACAGGAACAACATCACCAGTTACATTAACAAGTGGATCAACAAGTTTAACAAGTGAGGGTACTTTTTCAGTTACTACCTATCTTAACCAAAATGATATTTTACAATTTAAGTATATTGAAAATACAGGAGCATATAACTTAACTCAACAAGGTAGTGTTTTAATAGATAGCATTTATAAAAGTGGTGGTACTTTACAAACTCATGGAGTTACATCTAACTTTAAAATGAACTTTTTAGCTGATAGTTATTTTAATGTTCAATTAACAGATACAACTATCCAGGAGGGTGACGATGTTGAAGTAAATGCAGTATTGCCTGACAAAATAAAACAAAGTGATTTTTTCAATTCAATTATAAAGGCTTTTAATTTATTTGTAGAAGTAGACAAAAACAATCCTAATAAATTATTGATTGAGCCTAGACCTACATTTTATAGTAGTGGAACAACAAGAGATTGGAGTTCAAAACTTGACTACTCAAAAGAGACAAAGATTATTCCATTAGGTGAACTAAATAATAAGACTTATTTATTTACTTACAAAGAAGATACTGACTATTTTAACTCTGATTATAAAACCACTTATAATGAGATTTATGGACAAAAGAAATATGAAGTTTTAAATGATTTCTTAAAAGGTGAGGTAGTAACAGAATTAATATTTAGTCCAACACCTTTGGTTAATACAATAGGGCATGATAGAGTAATGCCTAAGATTTATACATTAGATGCAAACGGAACTATTAAACCAACTCAATCAAATATTAGGTTACTTTATTGGGGTGGATTAAAAACCACACTAACTGCATGGCAACACATTGCAACAAGTGGAACAACAAGCAGGTTAGACTTTCCTTATGCTGGTCATTTAGATGATGTAAACAATCCGACTATTGACTTAAATTTTGGAGTGCCTAATCAGGTTTATTATACACCAACAAGGTATACAGCCAATAACCTATACAATAAATATTGGAGGGATTACATTGAACAAATTACAGATAAAGATAGTAAGATATTTTCAGGTTATTTTTTACTAAATGAGTTTGATATTCAAAGTTTAGATTTTAGAGACTTGTTCTTTTTTGAAAACGAATATTGGAGACTAAATAAGATAATAGACTATGATAGGGTAATGAACCAACCTACTAAGTGCGAGTTTATTAAATTAAAGACATTACCTAACTATACAGATGATAATGGAATAGATATAAACGGAGGTAGTGAAGCCTTAGACGATTTAACACCTGCACCAACATCAAGGGCAATATCATTTAATAATAATTATGTAGCTACAGGCGCATTGGTTAGTGGCAGAAATAATATAGTTCAGTCAGGGGATGGGGTTATTGTAAGCGGACAGGATAACGTTGTAGGGGTTGGAGCAAAGAATGTGACAATAACAAGTTCTACAGGCGTGACTGTTTTAGATGGGATTACCAATGTATCAGTAACCAATAGTAGTGGATTAACAGTTAGTGAATCAAATATTACTTACAATAACGGAATAAAGACTAACAACAACGTAACTTATAAACAATACATTGCTTTATTAAGTCAAACAGGAATAACTGATCCAATAGTAAATGTTTTAGAAAATACATTGTCAGGTGAAATAATATGGTTAAGAACAAACACAGGTGAGTATGAGGGTGAGTTAATAGGTGAGTTTACTTTTAATAAAACAACCATAAATTGTAGCAATACACAACCTGGAGAAATAAGGACAAACAGACAGGATAGTGATAAAGTAAATGTTTATACTTATGATTCAAGCGGAACACCTGCCGATGCACAATTACTTTATTCAACAATTGAGATAAGAGTTTACAATTAAGGTACTTTATAAATTATGATTGAAACAATATTAAAAGTAGGTAATGAATTAAAGGCAGGTTTTAAATCTGCTCATTCATTGATAGTGCTTTACAATAATAAAGATTTTGCTAAAAAAGTTAAAAAGAAATTGAAATGGCAAAAAAGGTAACATTACAAGTTGATGTTGATTCTACAGGCGCAGTTCTTGGAATTAATAAAGTAGAGAATAAATTAGAAGATGTTGCTAAAAAATCTGGTGAAGCTACGGCAAAATCAAGCAAAAAGTTTTCTGAAATGGCAGGCAATATCCTAAAATCATTAGGTGCTTTGACTGTATTAATAACTGCATTTGAAAAAATAAAAGAAGCCATAACAGGAACACAAAGAGGTGCTGACTTGTTTAATACTGTAATGGGAACAATATCCACTATATTAAGGGATTTTGTAAACTTCATATTTGACAACTTTGGTAAGGTAGTAGACTTTTTTAAACAGGTATTTGAGAATCCAATTGAATCAATTAAAAAGTTAGGTGACTTAATTAAGGAAAACTTAATAGAGCGTTTTAATTCTTTACTTGACACCTTTGGATATTTAGGTGAATCATTAAGCAAGTTATTTTCTGGTGACTTTTCAGGAGCTTGGGAATCAGTAAAGAAAGCAGGTAAAGAATCAATTGATATAATTACAGGAGTTAATAATACTGTTGATAGAACTGTTGAAGCAGTTACAGAAGCGGCTGATGCAATTGCTGATTATACCAAAAAAGTATGGGATCAAAACGCTGCATTAGTTGAAGCTAAGAAACAATCTGAAATAGCACAAGCATTAGCCAATAAACTTAAAGAGCAGAAGGATAGAGAAGCGGAACAACTAAGGCAAATAAGGGATGAAGAACGAAATACTATTGAAGATAGGATAAAAGCTAATAATGATTTAAAAGGTGTTTTAGATGATTTGGAAAAACAATCACTTAAATTAGTTAATTCTAAAATACATGAAGCTAACCTACAATATAAACTTTCAGGATTAACAAGTGATTATGCAAAGTTAATACAAGCACAAGCAGATAAAGAGGGTGTATTGGCTGCAATAGCAGGGCAACGCTCGGAACAGAAAGCAAATGACTTAGCATTGAATCGTGAGTATAATGATATGCTAAAATCACAAGCACAAAATATAAATGAATTGGCTGTAAACGATAAAAAGTTTACAACTGAATTAATATTTAACACACTTGAAAGATTAAAGGCACAAAAGGATGCTTTTAAAGTTGAAGCTGATTTAACACTTACTCGATTACAGGATAACATAAATCTTTACAAAGTTGGCACTCAGGCAAGGGTAGATGCTGAAAATGAATACAACTTAAAAAAACAAGAGATAGACCAAAACATTCAGCTTAAAGATAAAGAAATTAGAGATGCTGAAATAGCAAGAATAAACGAACTTAATCAAATTAGAATAGGATTAATTAGAGGTACAGAGCAACAAGCTACTGCTGCATTACAAATTGAGTATGATGAAAAATTTAGATTAGCACAAGGGGATGCTGAAAAATTAATATTATTAGAACAGGAAAAACAAAAGAAACTTAAAGAAATAAAGAATGCAGCTTTAATTGCAGAAATGCAAATGGCTTCTGATGCATTAGGTTCATTAATAGCTTTGAATGATTCTTTTACTGCTAATAGTGAAAAGAATGCTAAGAGATCATTTCAAATAAATAAAGCATTACAATTAGCACAAGCTACAATTAACGGAGTGCAATCAGTTATGACTGTATTGGCTGATCCAACATTAGTTGGTCCAGCAAGATATATTGCAGCATCTATTGCAGGAGTTACTGCATTAGCAAACATAAATAAAATAGCACAAACTAAATTTGAGCCAAAAGGTGAAAGCGGAGGTGGTGGAGGATTAACTTCAAACTTAGGCTCTTTTAATCAAGGTGGTGGTGGTGCACCTGAAGGACTTACAGCACAAAATACAGTTACTCAACTTAATCCTGATGGCACTATTGCAGGGCAAGGAATGAATCAACAAGGAGCGATGAAGGCTTATGTAGTAGAAAGTGAAAGTAGAGCAGTAACAGAAAGAATAAATAAATTAAGTAATAATTCAAAAATAGGATAACATGGAAAATTTACCGGTGTATAAATTAGTAATAGACGATAGTGACGAACTTGGTGTAGAATACATAGCTTTGGTAGACGCGCCTGCCATAGAAACTAATTGGCACGCATTTAAAGAACATAACTTTGAAAGTTATGATGACTATCCAAAACAAGCAAGTGAGAATGCAAAGATAGCTTTAAGATATGCAGAAGAAAATGGATGGGGTGATTGCCTTGAAGCAACTGGCAAAGCAAGAGCTAATCAACTTGCAAAGGGTGAACCCATTTCACGTGAAACGATTGCACGCATGGCATCATTTGAAAGACATAGACAAAACAGCCAAAAAGAATTGGGAGATGGATGCGGTAGGCTTGCATGGTTAGCATGGGGAGGTGATGCGGGTATTGAATGGGCGCAAAGAAAATTAGAACAAATAGATAGGCAAGAAATGGTAGTAAATCCACGTGCCGGTGAAAGTAAAGATGAATTTGTTTCACGGTGCATTGCAGTAGAAGTAGAAGCTGGCAAAGATCAAGACCAGGCTTCTGCTATTTGTTATAGCAAGTGGGAAAATAAAGGAATGAATGCGCAATTTAAATTCTTTGCAGATAAAGAACGTAGACTTATTTCGGGAGCACTTATGATATCGGATTTGCCCATATACAGGAGAGACGAAAGCGGAGAGTACTATGTAGTATTTGATAAAACACAAATAGAAAAGATTGCACAAAGGTTTTTTAAAAAAGGTTACACTCACAATGTAAACATGATGCACGATGCTGAAAGGCAAGTTAATGGAGTTTACATGGTTGAATCTTTTATCATTGACAAAACAAGAGGTATTAAAACACCAGAAGGTTATCCAACATTAACAGAGGGTAGTTGGTTTGGAACTTTTAAAGTTGATAACAACGAGGTATGGAATGACTTTATTAAAACAGGAGTGTTTAAAGGTTTTAGTGTTGAGGGTGCTTTTGCTCAAAGAAAGCTAAAAGATGCCCCTGTAAGCATTATCGAACAGTTAGCCGATAGAATACACAATTTAAGAAAAAAAGTTAGTGAGATTGCAACGAAATAGAAATTAGGTACTTTATAAAAAAAAGAGAAATGGAAAATAAAAAACAATCGTTTAAAGAAGTATTCTCAGACATGAAAGATTTGTTTAAGGATATTTTCGGAGATGAAATAGTAAAGCAGAAATTTGCTGACTATAAAGCTATGGATGGCACTATCCTAAGAACAGATACAGAAGAAATTGCAATCGGTTCAAAGTTACAAGTTATAACTCCAGATGGAGTTATGGATGTACCGGCAGAAGTAACTGAAATGGTTATCATGGTAAATGAGCAACCAATGAAAGTTTACATTGAGAACGGAATTGTAAAAGGCTTAGAACCTGAAGCAATGGAAGAAGAGCCAGTAATGGAAGAAATGAATTCTAACCAAGAGTTTGAAACTAAATTTGCTGAGTTGAATGAAAGACTTAGTAAATTAGAATCTGCATTAGGTTTATCAAATCAAGCTTTAGAATCTGCAAACAATCAAATCATTGCACAAAACGATTTAAACAGAAAGTTATTCTCTTTAATTGAAAAGGTTGCTGATGCTCCAAGTGTAGAACCTAAATCAACTGCAAAAGAAAACTTTAAAAAAACAAATACAACTACTTCATTGGAAGAGTTTAGAAAATTAGCATTTAAATAACAAAAATAAATAACAACTAAAAACAAAACAAAATGGCATTTTCATTAGGCACAATGACCGCTTATATTGAAGAAAATAAAGCGGACTTAATCACCAAAGCAATCCTTGGTGCAAAAACATTAGGATTAGGAGTAGATATCAGAACAGGTATCAAATCTTCTGCAAAGATTCCAGTATTAGAATCAACTGTACCATTTCAATCACTTGCTTGTTCTTTTACCTCTTCGGGTACTACAACAATCAATCAAATTGAAATTTCAACTGTAGGCATTCAGTTTTCAGAGCAATTCTGTTTGAATGATTTGAATGTTTACTTTACACAGAAGTATTTACCAGCAGGATCAAATGTAGATTCAATGTCAATTGCTCAAAACATTATTGACAGAAAAATTGCACAGGTAGCACGTAACGTAGAACAAATGATCTGGCAAGGTAAAACAACTTACACTAATTCAACTGTATTAAAACAGATGAATGGTTGGTTATCTACAATTGACACAGCAGGTACAGCAGTTGCTGCAACAGCATCTACTTTGAACTCAACAAATGTATTAACTATATTTGATGACATTTATTCAAAAGTTCCAGCTGCTGCAATTGCAAACGAACCAATCGTTGCTTTCTGTGGTTATGATACTTTCAGAATTTTAGCTGCTAAGATTACTTCTACTTACGGAATTTATGGTTCTCAATACAACACTGATGGTGTTTGGAATAATTGGGAGTTAATGTACCCAGGTACTAACATGAAGGTTATTGCCGTTAGCGGATTAAATAACGATAACCCAGTTGATACAGGTAGTTTGCCTACTGCAGCACGTAATCGTGTTATTGCAACTTACGCTTCTAACTTAGTTTATGGAACTGACTTACAGTCTGACACAGATACCATAGAAAGTTGGTTCTCTCAGGATGACCGAGTATATAAGGTTTTCGGTAGTTTTAGAGCAGGTTGTGCAGTAAAATTCATCGACCACGTAGTACAATATACAAACTCTTAATTAATTAACTAAGGGAGTGTAAAAGCTCCCTTTTAAAATTTATAAACCATGGCATGTACACTCATAGAGGGAATATCATTAGACTGTAGGCAAGGTGCCGGCGGTATTAAGAAACTTTATTTAACAGAGTTTGCAAACGTTTCATCAATTACAAGTTCATCGGGTAGTGTAACCGCAATTACAATGTCAGCAGGAAAGAAGTTTTGGACTGTTGAGGTTGAATTAGAAGATGCACAATTTGATGAAAATGCAACTGTATCAATTGAAAACGGAACAACTTTCTACGAACAAACATTAACTTTTAGCGTTTATAAAATGACTGCTAAGAATCGTAACATTGTTCGTTTACTTACTCAAAATAGATTAATGGTTATTGTTCAAGATGCTGATGATGTTTATCATTTAGCAGGTGAAACAAGAGCGATGCATTTAACAGCAGGTACAAGTTCAACCGGTAAAGCAATGGGTGACAAAAATGGCTACTCATTAACATTAACAGGTAAAGAACCAGTGCCAGCTAACAAAGTAAATTCAGGAGTTATTTCTGGTATCATATAGTTTTCTGTTCTATTAATTTGGTTTACTTAGGAGTGTAGAAATACACTCCTTTGTTTTTTTACAATAGTTTAATTTTTAGGTACTTTATAAAATATGCAAATCATAAATAAAGGACAAAATAATTTTCTTATTTTTACGCTAAGTGAAAAAGTAACATTGGCAAATCCTTATTATTTATTTAGCTTTAAACATCAAGTGTTAATGAATCCAGTTAATTTCATTGCATCGGATGTTAGTGGTTTTCCAACACGATTCAATAAGTTTTTAATTACTGAAACTACAGGAACAGTAAACTTAACAAGTGGTGTTGTATCTTTGCCTGAAACAGGATTTTATGAATATACTATTTATGAGCAAACAAGTTCAAGTAATTTGAATGTAAATAATACAACAAGTATTTTAGAAATTGGAATGATAAAAGTAAATAGTGATTTACCTATTTATAGAGAATACGATAATCAAAGTAAAACGATTATAACTTATGGAGAATAACATATATGATGTAATTAACCTTAAACTACAGGCACACAAAACACCTGTATTTAAAGAAGAGAAATCAAAAGAATGGGTAATTTATGGAGCAGAAAAAGAGGGCGGATATTATAACAACTATCCTGCTTACTTACTTTATTTGTTTAATCGTAGTTCTAAGCACAATGCTTTTATTAATGGTAAGGTACTTTACATTTGTGGTGCTGGTGTTGGCTTTGATTCTAATGGTCTTAGCATAGAAGATATTGCACGAGCAAATGACTTTATCAATAAAGAGAATACTAACTTTGATACATTAAAAGATATTGTAAAAAAATGTGTATTAGATAAAAAGTTATTCGGAGGTTATTATTTAGAAGTTATTTGGAATAAAGCAGGTAACAACTTTGAGTTATTACATTTTCCTTATAACAACCTAAGAAAAGCAAAAGATGCTGAGGGTTATTGGTATTCTAAGGACTGGAGCAAAATGAAACAAACTCCCGAAGATACCGACTTAGAATATATCCCTTTATTTGATCCCGAAAAACCAACAAGCAGACAAATATTTGTAAGTAAAGAATACAGACCAGACTTAGATGCTTACCCATTACCTGACTATGTAGCTTCAGCTGTTTATGCAGAGATTGATGTTGAGTTATCTAACTACAGATTGAACGCAATTAAAAGTGGATTCAATGCAGGAACTATTTTAAACTTTAGTAATGGCAGACCAACAGAAGAAGAGAAAGAAGAAATTGAAGCAAGACTAAAAGAAAAATTTACAGGTACAGATAGAGCAAACAGCTTACTAATTTCATTTAGTGGCAACCGAGATTCTGCTCCAACGATTGAACATTTAACACCTCAAAATGTAGATGCTCAATTAACTGAATTAAACGATCAAGTTATACAAGAATTAATCATAGGGCATCACATACCTAATCCAATGTTGGTTGGTATTAAAACACCTGGTGAATTAGGTAGTAAAGATCAAATAAATGATTCTTATGAATTGTATAAATCAACTTATATAGTACCTAACCAAAGAGAAATTGAAAAAGATTTTAATTACTTATTGAAGTTAAAAGGATTTTCAAATCGTATTTATTTAAAAGAACTTGATCCAATTGAAGAGCAGTTGCCTATTGAAGAAAAGATAAAGGTAATGACTAAAAATGAAGTACGTGAAATGTATTCTTTGCCACCGATTGAAGAAGAAATAAAACCAATTGTTTCAAGTGCTGTTCATCGTTTTGAATGTGATCCTAACTTAGAAGATACTTGTTGTGAACATGCTTTTAGTTCAGAGAGTGAAGTTGATGAAGTAATAGAACTATTCAATCTATTTGGTGAAGATTCTGAAAACTTTGAGATAATAGAAAAAAAGCCATTAGACAAAGATGGCAAGTTTGATTTTGCTGTTGAGGTTAGTCCATTAAGCAAATCACTTATTCGTGACATATTAGTGCTTTTAGATAAAGATCCTTTAATGGATAATAAAACTATTGCAGATACATTAAGAATACGTGAGGAGCGAGTTAATGACTTAGTGAATAAAATGATTGAAGATAAGATATTAAACATTAAAGACATTAAAAGTGGAGGGGATAAAAAATCAATCAGAGTTCCAGAGAAAACAGCAGTAAGAGAAGCAAAAAGAATAGGCGCAGAACCAGAAGAGTATAAAGTAGTTTATTCTTATGAATGGAGACCAGGAGTAAAACCTGACATCAGAAATTCAAGGGAGTTTTGTGTTAAACTTTTGAATGTAAATAAAATGTATTCAAGGGCGCAAATAGAACAAATTAGTAAAATAGTAGGTTGGGATGTTTGGAATTTCAGAGGGGGTTGGTGGACTCGCAAAGGCGGTAAATCACGCACTCCATTTTGTAGACACATATGGTCAGCTAACACAGTTAAAATTAAAAAATAATGGCAACAGTACTTTTTGTAACAGCAACTTATATTAAGGATTATACTTTTGTTGATCCTAATGTAGATGAAAAATATATCAGAATATCAATTGAAGAAGCTCAAAAGATACACATCCGAAATTACATCGGTAGTGGTTTATACAATGAGATAATCGGGCAAGTAGAAACAGGAACATTGACTGCTTTAAATACTACTTTATTAAACGATTATGTTATCCCTGCTTTAAAGTGGTGGGTAATGGTTGAAGCTGCACCTTTTTTGACTTATAAGGTAACTAATAAAAACATAGTAAGAAAAAACAGCGAGAGTAGTAGTGGGGTTGATTCGAATGAATTAAATAATTTCATGGATTTAGTCACTGACAAAGCACAATATCATACTAATAGATTAATTGAGTATTTGTTAGAAAATGCAAGTAGTTATCCATTATACGATAATCCTGGAAGCGGATTTGATACTATAGTGCCACAACTATATGCTTATGATGAGGGTATCTTTTTAGGTCGCAATCCAAAATATATAAGTTATGAAGAAATCTTTGAAAAAAGAAAACGTTTCTAAAAAAGGATATAAGCTATTTAATAAAATAGAGATATTAAAAAAATATTTGAATGATAACCTTAAACCAAGTAATAAAGAACCTAAACAACATCGCTGATGCTCACTATCAAATTAATTCATTTGGTAATGGTAGTGTTGTTGAGTTTGCGACAAGTGGCATAACTAACTATCCTGCAATGTGGGTAGATTATGAGCCTTCGCAAATTCAAGGTAATGCATATCTTCATGTATTGAAAATCTATGTAATGGATAGGCTTATCAAAGGTAAAAAAAATGAGCAAGAACTATTTTCAGATATTCAGCAAATATGTTTAGATATTATTAGTCAGTTAAGTTCTACAATTTATGGTTGGAAGTTAGTTAGTGATAATATTACATTAAATCCATTTAGTGAGCCAAGGTTTGACGATGAAGATGCAGGTTATTACTTTGATGTTCAATTAAAAATACCTTTCACTTATGATACTTGTCAAATACCATTTAATCAAACAATAACAAATACAGGAACATCAAACTTAGTTACAATAGTTGATCAAAACGGAAATACAATAACAACTTTAAAAGGTGGTGAAACCTATACTGTATTAGTGATTAACACAATAGATGGAGGTTCGAGTTCAACAGTTTACACAAATCAAATAGTTCAGGCATGAGTACATTAACAGCGAAGATACAATTAAGAAGAGATACATCGGCAAATTGGACTACTAACAATCCGATATTATTAGCCGGTGAAGTTGCATTTACAAGTGATGTATTTTATACAGGCACAGACCAACAAAGATTTAAAATAGGTGACGGAGTTCAAACATGGTCGCAATTAGATTACGTTCCTGAGGGTGGGGCAAGTGCTTATCCTGAAAACTTATTCTTAACAGTAGTTAATAAGACAGGAGATAATTTACTTGCAAGTGGTTATAAAGTAATGAAAGTAAGTGATGCGCAGGGGCAAAGATTAGCGGTTGATTATGCTTTAGCAGATAGTAACGGAAATAGTACAGATACAATCGGAATAGTATATGAGAATATAAATAATAATCAAAATGGTAAACTTATAACAGTTGGTGAAATTATAGGAATAAACACTACTGGGAGCTTACAAGGGCAAACATGGGCAGATGGAGATGTACTTTATTTAGATTCAACAACACCGGGTAATTTAACAAACATACAAGCTACAGCACCTAACCATTTAGTAGTAATGGGATATGTTGTTTATGCACATGCAAATCAAGGTAAAATTTATTGTCGTATAAGTAATGGTTGGGAATTAGGTGAGTTGCATGATGTTTACGCACCAACACCAACACACAATCAAGGTATATTTTGGAGTTCAGGAACAACACGATATGAGAATAAAAGCATTGCAACAGCTTTAGGTTATACACCTGAGAACTCTGCAAATAAAGGTGTGGCAAACGGATATGCACCATTAGCAAGTGATGCAAAAGTTGATGCTGCTTATTTGCCAGCTTATGTAGATGAAGTATTGGAATACGCGAATTTAGCAGCGTTTCCTGCAACAGGAGCAAGTGATAAAATTTATATCGCTTTAAATACAAATAAGGTTTATCGTTGGTCAGGTAGTGTTTATATTGAAGTCGCTGCAAATAGTGGTGTTTGGGGTGCAATCACAGGAACATTAAGCAACCAAACAGATTTACAAGCAGTATTGGATTCTAAAAAAGATACAATACAAGTTCAATTTTTGGCAGGCACTTTAAATCCTGCCGATGCAACAACTTATTATTTTACACGTTTTATTGCACCAACAACAACTGCAATTAATCACGCTATTAAATTAGGCTTTAATGGTAAAATAGTTAGTGCTATAATTATTGCAACAAACACAGGAACAACAGGAACATCTGAATTATCAACAATTAAATTTAGAAATATTACACAAGCGACTTCAAGTACAATTAGTACAACAGTAGCGACTAATGGAGCTACAACTTTATTAAGAACGCAAACAGTAACAGGATTAAATATATCTTTTTCAGGAACAGATGACATTTGCATCGAATTTAATGCTACTACATGGGTAACTAATCCAAGTGGTTTAATATTAAATGTTTATTTAAATATAGAAACAACTTAAAATAATGGTACTTAATAATAAAAAATTATGGCAAACTCTTTAAGATTAACAGCAAATGGTGGCTGCGAGTATATTGATAACACAAACGCGAGAACTGGTAAAAAATATTATTGT